CTTATCTCCTTTGCAATGGAAACTATATGATAAATTAAAAGATCATTGTGATCAAATATACTTAGCGGGTGATGACGATCAAGCTATCTTTGCGTGGGCGGGCGCTGATGTAAATAGATTTATAAATGAACCTGCAAAGGAAAGGGTACTTAGATACTCGCGTAGAATCTCTAGAGCCGTGCAACAGGAATCACAAATACCAGTGAGTCGTATAGCAGGCATCAGGAAACATAAAGAATACCTACCTAGAGCGCAAGAGGGTCTTGCGTCTACAATTAGTAATCTAGGTCAAGTTGATTTAACTAAAGGAAAGTGGCTTATTCTTACTAGAACTAAAAGTAATCTCTTGGAGATTATGAAAGAATTAAAAAAGAAAAATTTATATTATCAAAGTAATAAAGGAAAAAGTTTTAAAGTAGGTTTATATAATGCAGCCGTAGCTTATACTAAGTGGACTATTGAAGGAGCATTAGAACCTAAAGAAATAAATGAAGTAAGAGAATTTATTCCAGATGTAAAATGGAATAAAAAAATTCCGTGGTATGATATATTTAATGCGGATCAAAAAGAAATTTTATACATAAGAAATTTAATAGCTAGTAATGAAAGATTAAACGAACGTGCCCGAATATGGTTGTCAACTATTCATGCGGCAAAAGGAGGTGAAGAAGATAATGTAATTTTATCTTTACATCAAGGAAGTAAAGTTCAAAAAGGAATTAGATTAAGTATTGACAAACAGGATGAGGAGAATAGAGTGTGGTATGTTGGCATCACGAGAGCAAGAAATAATCTATATAAACTAAAAGCAAAAAAGAAAATAAAGGAGTATCAACTATGACACATAAAGATATATTTGATGACGCATTTCCCCAGGATAAACAGGTTGGAGGATCTCATTATAAAAAATTTACCATTCAACCTTATGAATTTATTTCAAAAAATGATCTCTCATTCTTTCAAGGCAACGTGGTGAAATATGTTTGTCGTTATAAAAACAAAAACGGTATACAGGATCTAGAAAAAATAATTCATTACTGTGAATTAGAAATTAAAAAATTAAAAGATGATAAGTAATATTTTTAAAAATATTAAAGAAATAAGTAAATATATTTTAAAACATAAAGTACCTAATTTAATATTTAAAGAATTAAAAAACTGTAAGAAGCATACAGATAAAATAAGAAAACATAAATTATCTTATTTACTTGAGCATCATAATGCAGGTCAAAACTCATACCAAGTGTCCGTGCCATTTAATTTAATTGAAGGGTCTTTTTTACAGAGTTATTTAATTTATTTAGGAGAACATTATAGATGTAAATATGAAAAACTTTTATTAAATGACACAAGACGCACTGTGTTCATGCGTAGAAACGAAAATCATTTTGATTCATACGATCTATGGATTAATTACACAGAAAAAAATTCTCGGAATATTTTACATAATCATCAAGGTAATTTATCAGGGGTGATTTATTTTACAGATTGTGAGGGCTCACCTATAATTTTTGAAAATAATTTTTCTTATGATGGTAAAAAAGGTGATGTTTTAATTTTTCCAAGTGCTTTTAAACATGAAGTAGAAAGACATAATAGTAAAAAAACAAGAATTAGTTTTTCATTTAATTTAGAAATCAAAGGAGTTATTAAAGAATGATATTACCACAAACTGAATGGGTACAGAAAACAGAATATCCAGATTTAAGATCGCATGATGAAATTGCAATTGACTTAGAAACAAGAGATCCAGATTTAAAAAAGAAGGGTTCAGGTGCTGTTATTGGTAATGGTGAAGTTGTGGGAATTGCTGTTGCCACATATAATGACAAATGGTATTTTCCTATTGCTCATGGTGAAGGACCTAACTGTGATAGAAAAAAAACTTTAGAATGGTTTAAAGATATTTGCGCATGCCCTGCTACAAAAATCTTTCACAACGCCATGTATGACGTTTGCTGGATACGCAATTTAGGTATAAAAATCAATGGTTTAATCGTTGATACTATGATTGCTTCATCTTTGTTAGATGAAAATAGATTTTCTTACACACTTAATACTTTGTCATGGCATTTTTTAAACGAAGGTAAAAGTGAGAAAGCTTTAACTGAAGCTGCAAAGGCAAGAGGATTAGATCCTAAAGCAGATATGTGGAGATTACCTGCGCATGAAGTAGGAGCATATGCAGAAAAAGATGCTGAGTTAACTTTTAAACTTTGGCAACATGTAAAAAAATTATTAATGGAACCAGATACAGATGGAAAAGATTTACAAAATATTTTTAATTTAGAGACTGATCTTTTTCCTTGCCTGGTTGACATGAGATTCCTAGGCGTTCGAGTAGATTCTCAACGAGCTCATACACTGAAGAAAGAATTAACAAGAAAAGAAGAAAGATTAATCCACCAAATAAAATTAGATACAGGAATAGAAACTCAAATATGGGCTGCAAGATCGATTGAAAAAGTTTTTCAAAAGCTAAAGTTGCCTTACGAACGAACTGAGAAAACTGACTCTCCATCATTTACCAAAAACTTTCTCTCTAATCATAATCATCCTACAATTAAGATGATAGCAGAAGCTAGAAAAATAAACAAGGTCAATACAACTTTTATAGATACTATTTTAACCCATGAGCATAGAGGAAGAATTCATGCAGAGATAAATCAGATAAGATCTGATGATGGTGGAACAGTAACTGGAAGATTTTCTTACCAGAATCCAAACCTCCAGCAAATTCCTGCAAGAGATCCTGATACAGGTCCTTTAATTAGAAGTTTATTTATACCTGAAGAAGGATGCAAGTGGGGTTGTTTTGATTACTCGCAACAGGAACCAAGACTTGTTGCACACTATGCATTACAATTTGGATTACCTTCCGTCAATCAGATAGCTGATGCATATGATACAGATTCTTCTACGGACTTTCATAAGATCGTAGCTGAAATGGCACACATTCCCAGATCCCAAGCTAAGACAATTAATCTAGGTTTATTCTATGGAATGGGTAAAGCTAAACTTCAAGCAGAACTAGGAGTAAGTAAAGATAAAGCTGTAGAATTATTTGATAGGTACCATACCAAAGTTTCGTTTGTAAAACAGTTGATGAATAAAATTATGAGCGCTGCCTCCACTAAAGGACAGATTAGAACTTTATTAGGTAGACGTTGTAGGTTTCCTAAATACGAACCTATTCTTCGAGGAAGTGATTGGGGTAAATATGTGCCAGCTGAAGATCATGAGAGAATGATTGAACTTCAAGAAATGGGGCCATATTTAAAAGATGAAGAAGATAAAATATTAAAAGACAAAGAAGGCAACCCTAAGAAAAATTATTGGCATGGCAATCCTGCACGTAGAGCATTTACTTACAAAGCTTTAAATAAATTAATTCAAGGGTCGGCGGCGGACATGACTAAAAAAGCTATGTTAGAATTACACAAAGAGGGTATTACCCCGCATATACAAGTACATGATGAACTTGATATATCTGTTATAAACGAATTAGAAGCGGCAAAGATAAAAGACATAATGGAATCTGCAGTTGACTTAGCCCTACCAAATAAAGTAGACTGCGAGACCGGACCAAATTGGGGTTCAATTAAATAGGAGGAACTATGGACAAAGTAAAAGAAGTATGGGCACTAGCGGTAGCTCATAAAAAAATAACTATCGGTTTAGTTATTGGAATTATTATATTAATTAATTTAGTAAACTAATTTATGAATGGCATATCTGAATGCAAATATACCTGTGACGTATGCACAGATCAGGAGAGAATATCTCTATGATCTTAAAGATCATCATGGCGAAGTTGAAGATTGTATTATCTTCGGGCTGGCTTCGATTACTGGTCGTCCGATTCTGTTCCACGCAATTATGGAAAATGGTGCAGTCTTCTACCGTCTACCAATCTCTGCGTTCATACAAAGAGAGTTTGAAGCAAAAGAAGTTCCTAGATCGAGACTGGATGAGCTTCAGCTATGGAACTGTTTTAGTTATTATCCTGCTGTTACTTCTTATGACATTTTAGATGGCCAAGCAGGGAAATACTTTGGAAAAGATAAACAATTACATCCAGGGAAATATTTATTTACTGTTGACTGGGCGCACCCAGAGAGTAATATAGTAGACACTGATCATTCAGAAATACCGCACGAACATAAGTGCGCTCACATATTGGCGTTAGATGATGGCAATTATGCAGCACAACCAAACAATCGAATATTGTGGGATATCCCTTCATTTACAGTTAAGGATGAAATTCCAGATTGGAAAGTGCAAACGAGTGATTGGAATGTAGAAGATAGTAGTAAGTGGAGAACAGAAAATACTGATAACTTCTTTTACGAGATTGAGGAGAAAAAAAATGAAGTGTGAAAATTGTGGAATGGGCTTTGTGGTAGCAGAATATAATGTGGGAAGAGAATGCCCGCATTGCGGACATATTCATGAAGCACTAATTCTTAAGGAGGAGAATAGTATGATTAAAAAAATTTGGAAATTCATATGTTGGCCTTTTGTAGCAGTTTTAGATTGGTTAAAAAGCTGTTTGCCTAAAGGAAAATAATGTTAGAAAAAGTAATGACGATGTTGGTGGGTATCTTACTTGCATTAGCAGGTTGGAATCTATCTCGTACCTTCGAACTGTCTACAACTCAAGCAGTACTTGAAAATCAAATTGATCAATTAGAATTTAGAGTACAGATGTTAGATGAGAAGATGGATAAGATGATGGACTCCGATGAAGAAATCATGGACCAACATAAAAAACTATTCGAGAAACTTGAATCAGGAAACACGGGGTATAGTTATAACTAATGGCACTTAAAATTTCAGAAGAAGCAGCAGTACAAATGCCGATGAAGACGGTAGCCTCGTTGATCGCCCTCGTCGCGATCGGAACCTGGGCTTACTTCGGTGTTATTGAAACCCAAAATAAACTTTCCACACAAGTAGAGTTAATGCAAAAAGATTTAATTGAGAATACAGATTTTAGAATCAAATGGCCACGTGGACAACTAGGTTCATTGCCCGCGGATTCTGAGCAATTTATGATGATCGAGGATTTGTATAAGTCCACGGATAAGTTAAATGCACATATCGAGAATATGGCTTTAAATAAAGTAAACATAGAATTTTTAAGAAAACAAATGGATAAAGTTTTAGAAGATATAGAAAAATTAAAAGATGCGAATAGAGATATGCATTATAAAACTAATGGAGGTACACATTGATCGAGACAGTAGTCGCCCTTCTTATGTTCATAGGGGCAGAAATTAAGGAACACAGAATACAGCCAGATGGAATGGCCCAATGCTTACGCGGGAAAAGACACGCAGAGAGACAATACACTCCAAATGTAACTTACAAATGCATTAAGAGTAAGGCTGAGACCGAGATATACATGGGTGAAAAGTCTATTAAAAAATTAATCCTTGAATAATGAACAAGAAAGCTTATGCTTTTTTCCTAAAGAAAAATAGACCCAGAACTAAACAAAATCCCATCGCACTTGAACTAAATGATCCTAAATATAAAATGCGTGTAATTAAAAATAAAAAGAAGTATAATAGGAAGGGTAATAAAAATGAAATTAAGCAAGAACTTTAGTTTAGCAGAACTTACTAAGTCTCAGACAGCAGAACGTATGGGCCTTAACAATAGTCCTAACGAAGATCAAACAGAAAATCTCCGCTTACTTTGTGAACGTGTCCTTCAACCGGTGCGTGATCACTTCGATGATGTAGTAACTATCTCGTCGGGATTCCGCGATCCCATTCTGTCGCAAAAAATAGGTAGCTCAAGCAAATCGCAACACTGTAAGGGGCAGGCGGCGGATTTTGAAATCTTTGGTGAAGAAAATAATAAGGTTAGTGATTGGATCAAAGAGAACCTAATGTTTGATCAATTGATTCTCGAGTATTACAAACCAGGTGAACCAAACTCGGGGTGGATTCACTGTAGTTATAATCCAGAAATTAATTTAAATAGAAAAGAATACTTAATAGCTTTTAAAAATGATTCAGGTAAAACAGAATATAAACCTATACTTGGGCTCAGTACAGATCGTTATGTCAAATAAGAAAGAGATATTTGATAGATTTAGTTTTTCTAAAATAGATACTGTCCATGGGGTGTGTGAAAATTGTAAAGCTCATACGATATTGGTTGCAATTGTTTCTGAATTCTATAGATGTACTAATTGTGGTTATGACACTAAACAACATGTTAATGGAAGTATCAGGTACCTGCAAATATCTGAAGAACAAAAAGAATGGCTAAAAAAGCACAGTTCGGTGTAAACTTATATCACAAACAAACGCCTAGGAAACGTCCTGGCAGGCACACCAAGAGTCTAAATAAAAATAGGAAAAGACAATTAAAACACGGAGGAAGATGAAATTTTTTAAAAACATTATTTGTAAAATTTTTGGCATAAATCAATGTAAATGCCCACCTGAGACAAAAGCAGTTCCCAATTCCTGGGGAATTACTGCTCCAGTGAAAAACAAAGGTTATTGGGACAACATTGGTCACTGTAAAAAACACAGTAGCTATAAAGTTAGTTGTTTAGACTGTAACAGGGCTATGAAAAATAAAAGATGGAGTAAGAAAAAATAGCCTCTGGA